AATTATTAAAATCTGAATAATCTATATTAAGTTTCATAGTATCTAAACTTCCAGAAAAGAATTTATCTACAATTTGTTGAGATGTTGAAGTAGAAGAACCTAATAAATCTGTCCAATTTTGTAAACCTGTTTCAGTAGAAGTATTATATGAATAATTTGCTTGCCAATTCGGACCACTTAGAACGTTAACGGAGTCTGGTTGTATAATTGGATCTATATTAATATTGTCTATATAAGCAGGTTTTAATTCTTTAACAATCCAACATTTAAAATTATCTTCAATATCATCTGGTAAAGCATCTTGCAATTTGACATACAAGTATTCTCCAATAACAACACTATTAACAAATTGAACACATTTGTTTCTGCTAAAATTTAACAAATAACTTTGAAAAAATCCTCTATTATTTGTTTGATTTACTGTTTCTATATAGTTAGTTATTTGATTTATAAAATCAGTATTTTCTGAATCAATAGCACGTAAACGTAATTCTGTTCTATCAGGAGATATTTCATCAATTCGTAAATGTTGCTCTTCATATCCTCCAATTAAATTTTCAAAAAAGTTAACTACAATACGATATGTTCCACTATTTAATTTTAGATTTTTTACTTGTTGATTTATGTCTAAAACATATGGTTGTGAATCAAAACGTATTTCTTTTTTAGTAACAGAATCATAAAATATAGGAGTTTCTTCTAATGATTGATTTTTATGTTGACCCGTAAGCCATGTTTCTCCGGAGTATATATGAAATTCAACAGTAGACTTATTAACTATATCGTTATTAAAACTTACTGGATTTATAAAACTAGTACTTATAGTTTGCAAAATATTACGGTTTAATCGCTCTGCTGAAATTGATTTTTTTGCTTCTAATATTTGTTCTATATTTTTATATTGCGTTAACATTGTTTATCCAATTGGTTGATTCCATGTATCTACATTTTTTGATGCATCTGTTATTACCCAATAAGATTGCACGTTATTTATAGTATGATATTCATTATTATCTTCTTGTCCAGCAAATGCACCAATACCAAAATAATCTCCTATATCAAATTGAGAATTTTCAATAACTAAATCTAAATTTAAAGTTTGAACTTCATATTGTCGTATATATCCAAATCCATCTGTGTTTTCAGGCGGATTAAAAGTGGTATTATTTGCAAATGGTCCTAAAAACTCTCTGTTTAAATTTGTATTAACACCATTTTTAATTATAGAAAAAAATGCAGTACCAAAACCTTGTTCTACAATAGAATCAAAGCGATGTTGTATTTTTATACGAAAACGCAAATCAACGCCTGCATTTTTAATTTCTTTGGATATATAATACAAATTAGGAGATTTTTGTGGTTGACCATCTTCAACAAAATTCATTTCGATACCAGCAAAAGTATTATTTGCTAGTATTCTATTATTGTCAGTAGGTCGATATCTTGCATAAATTGGATCTTGTAGTTCTTGTTGAAAATCTAAATCTATATCTAAATTAGCATCAACAAGCTCTTCTTCAATTTGTACTGGAAATTTAAAATAATTAAACTGCGTATCTAAAACTTTTAACATTGCGTTATTATTAATATTAAATGAATTAGTTTCAATAACTATATATGATCCATCTTGTACGATAATATTTCCATTTTCGTCACGAGGAACTATATCAGTATTATTTGAAACAACAGTTAAACCATCTTTAATATATTTAGATGTTTGTTGTAAATTTACAAGGTCTAATGCTTTACTTTTATCTATTGCCATTATCTAACTACTTTAAAATAAATTTCGTCGTCGATACACTCTTCAGTAAATCCATCTTCAATTTTTAGTTCAATGCGGTAATATCGTTCCGGCATAAAACTATTCATATCTACATGTATAAAATTACTAGTGCTATCACAACTTACTTTATTATAAATATTATCAAATGGAATTATGTACTCATCTGTAGCAGCATCCCGTATTGCATAAAATGTAGTTGTAGGTAAAAATTTAACTGTTTCTGTTGGAAACAAATTAGTCGGAGATTTTTTAGGAAATTTATCTCGAGCAAATATTCTTATTTTAGTTATATCAGTGTCTTTATAAGTTGGTTTTGTCTTGCTATAAGTTAGATATGAGTCTAAGTTAACCGCAGATAAAGATCCTGTTGTAAAAGTGCTGTTATCCCAGTACATAGTTAATCTAGGAACATATATAGTATTAGTTTCTCTACTAAAAAATTTAATAGTACCTGTCTTAGTATTATCTGCTTCGTCTGCATCTGAAAACTTAATTAAAAATCCATTATTTGCTACATCGACCCCACCACTTCCTGATAACCAAGTTTTTACAGCTTCTGTAACATTCATATTAATATCAGTGGGTCGATATGAAAATGATTCGTCAGTATCTAAACCTGGTTGATAAAAATGTGCTATGTCAAAAACAGAAGAATCAAAAATACTGCTTCCTGATTGATATAACCAACTACCACCACTTCCAGATCCAGAAATATATATACTAGGGGTTCCGTTATTAATTTGTTGACTGCTAGATATCCATGATGATCCTGATAATGTTGTACTAGTATTATATTGTTGATATGACCAACTTGCAAACGGTGTTGCCCACGATACGCCATCTGTCGTTGCAACTCTATCACTTTCAAATCCAGTGCCATTTATAAATGGTTGTGCTAATAATTTTGCGTCTAATGTATAATCAGCTGGTAAATTTTTTGCATGGGTTGTAAATAATTGTAACATAAATTTACAAGAATCTAAATCTACAGAATATTTTGTTAAAGTTTTAGTAATTTCTGACATATCAAATTTTACAATAAAACGACTTTTAACTAATGTACTACCATCAGTATCTAACTGTTTGCTAACTTCTAATATTTCGTCTAAGCCAGTATTAAATTGTTGAAGACTAGAAGCCTCATACATAGTAGCATCACTATCTGCATAAAATATCCTAAACATAATTCCTTTTCTGTTACCCCGTAAATACAACTAAGTATTTAGAATCATTTCCAGCACTTCCTGATAACCATAATGAGCCAGTTACTGTTGGTTTTGTTGTAGGAAGATTATCAAATACAATATTTGTAGCTGTACCAGATCCCCCACTTACATGTAGAGCACTTGAAGATACTATATCCATATTCGATGTACCATCAACATATAAATCTTTCCATTCTTTTGTAGATGAACCTAAATCATAAGTATTATCAGCATCAGGAATTAAGCTCGAACTTACTAATCCTATAGAAGAACTATCTACAAAAATTGTTTTCCATTGTTTACTTGTTGAACCTAAATCATAAGTATTATCTGTATCAGGAGCTAAATGTGAAGTTACAGCACCAGTGACTCTAAATCTAGATATTGATCCAGTAGCTATAGTTGATAAACCTGTAAGTGTTGATGCTCCAGTTAGATTAAAACTACCGCTAACACCTAATGATCCAGATAAAATTATATCTTCAACTGCATTATGAGTTAAAACATCGTATACATCTGAAACATAACTTGCTGATATCAGCGCACCAGCAACAATACTAGTTCGATTCGTTCGTATTACGCCCATTTAATTTCCCTTTTAGTATAAATATAAAGATATTAAGAACTTACTACTCTTCCACGAATATCTTGATTAGGAAATTTTATTTCGAATATACTAGGATCTAATGAAGGATATATTATACCATTTTTAGTAGCCGGATTTAAGTCATATACATTTCCAGAATAACCATTTTCTGATTTAAATAAATTTGTAATTTTAGTAGAAACTATAGTTTGTACACCTAATACATTTCCTATGATATTTGTTATTGCGGATTTTATGATAGGTTGATTAATTTGCCATTTATCGATTTCAAAATATGTTTTTAATGCATCTATGCATTTTAATAATACTTCATTACTATTATAATTTGGAAGAGTTGTAATTTCAAAATTAATACCAATATTAATTATAAACGCATCTTTTATATTTACAGCATCTGTTAAAATACGATAATGATTCAAATAATTTTTTAAATTTTCTTTAACAGCTTGATTTAATTCAACTAGTTGTTTTGATGCATTATATCCTAAAACATACATATTTAATGCTAATGGATTAGGAATACGTTTTTCAACTTGATCTTGTTGAAGTATTTGATCGTCTGGAACTATGTATGCTTTTGATACACTTCCAAATTTTGCTGGCATTGAATATGCTCGTATAATATAATCTTCACGTGTTACTAGTCTATTTTGTGTTGCAAAATTACCTAATGCATTATTTTTTATATCTTGTAAACTATCCTGATTTTTTGCACCAGTTGCAGGTTTTGGATTATTCACAGAAACAGAAGATTTAACAAAATTAACTGTACTAGCATTATTAGTACTATTAACATCGTCTTCAAATTCTATAAAATCTACTTGTGTTAATACATTAGCTGGAACATTATCCGTAATACCATTACCTACAGTATATTTAATTGTTAATGTTGTATTTGAAGGAGCTTGTCCATAAGTCCGTGTAAATAAAAAATTAGAAGGATCAATATCAACATCAATCGATCTTCGAAATCCTGCTAATCCATTTCCTACATTATCTGGATTTGGTATTACTTCTTCGTCGTTATTATCCGAAATACCTGATCCAAACTGAACTTCTAATAAATTATCACTACGAAGCCTAGTAATAAATCTTTTAGATGATTTTCTTAATTTTAATAAACTTGGTGCAGCAGATCTAAATACAGATAAATCCGGATCATTTTCTGCTAAATTAGGAATAGATTCAAAAACTGTATCTTGTGCTAAATAAGGAACTAAAAACCAATTATCACCATCTGACTCTTCACATGAAACGATATCAATAATATTACGATCAGGTAAAACTACTTTATCATATGCAATCGGACTTCCAAACGTAAATTTTGAGGTTTTTACTGCACCTGATACAGCTCTTACTTTTTTCTTTAATAAATAATATATAGGTTGTTTTGTAGAATCATCTGTTTCAAATATAGTAACATCGGTTGTATTATTACTAGATGAAAAAGAAAAATCTACAGAATCTAAAGTTCTGAACACAGAAGGCCCATTTTCTTGTTTAATTTGAAACCCTGGTTTAATAGTTAATGCATAATTATAATCAGGTTGTACATTTGTACCTGATCCTATAGATGGAACTAATTGAAAAACATCTAAATCTACATGGGCTGCAACAGCATTTTTTGGCTCATAACCTAATTCTTTTGCAATATCAAATATATTAGAGCGCTCTGAAGCTTGTTCTAATAACGATTCTTTTATATTATTATCAGCATAATAAGATAATACATCTCCTACATATGAAGCCATTTCCATAAATAACATTCCTGGAGATGATTCATTAAAATCTGTAAATTCATTTGGAAAATATTGTTTAGTAAAATCTATTAAATTTTTACGAAATTGTCCAAAATCCTTATTAATATATGTTATGTCTTTTTTTACGCTCATTTTATTCTATTGTTATAGTACTTGAATCTTCATTTGCAATTATAGTAATTTTATCAGTAGTGAATCCATCTACTGAATATTTTAATGTTATTTTAATTGTATGTAATAATGATGGATCATCATCTACATTTAATATTTCTAAGTTTTCAACTACAATATATGGTAACCAAAAACTTAATGCTGAACTAATTTCAGTACTTATAAGCTCTTTTGTGTCGTCATTGCTAGGCTGAAATACTACATTTAATAAATTTGTTCCAAAATTTGGTTGATTGTATCGTTCACCTTTTCTAGTTAATAATAAATTTCTAATATTAGCTCGAGCCTGATCGTTTGTTGTGAATAATGTTTTAAAAATACCAGGATTACCAAATGATAAATCTATACCTAAACCAATTTCAGGTTGTGACGTTGTATCATTAATTGTTTGTATTCGGTAAGCCATCGTTTATATTATTATGGTTTAAAATTTTTCTTTTTGTCTATTGCTTTCATTAAAGCTGAATAATCACGTGTCATTGCTTTAGCTACGATTGGATCTACTTTCATGTTTTTGCCAGTATCAGGATCTTCCATTACTTGTGGCGCGGTGTTTCGCATCATTCCAAATCCATGTGCATCATTTGACGTAAAAGACATCTCAGGCATTCCTTCTTGCATTATTTCCGCATATCCAGGTACTTGTTGTTCTCGTAATCCAACAGTATCATTTAATATGTCTGAATATTTATTTTCTTTAAACAATGTTTTTTTCTTTGATCTTTTTTTAGATACAGGATTCTTAGTAATTGTTTCTGTTTGTAATTGTGTAACCGTTGACTGTAATCCTTCACGAAGAATGTCAGTCAATTCTTCTTTAATAACTTCACGTATGGCAGTTTTAAGTGCTTTTACAAGTGCTTTATTTGACATAGGTATTCTTTTTTATTATAAATATGTATGATGTTAATTTAAAGGGTTTCCCCATTCGGTGTCATTTATTTTTGGCCCATATGGTAAATTATTTTGTGTATCCACATAAAAATCACCCGGTTTTCCTAAATCTGCCGGCGGTGGACCATTTTGTTTATAAACTTTACTTGGAGCTTCTAATAATGACGTTAGTAAATTTTGTTGTTGTTCTACCAATTGTTGTATCGCATCCGATCGTTGTTCTAAATCAGATTCAGAGACATTTTTCAGTTGATAGAATTCAGAAGGAAGTAAATCATTGTAATCGAAATCTTCTCCGAATTCTGAAATACCATCATCATCGCCTGTTGATACCGTTGGTACTTTCAAAGAAGTATTTTCATTACATGCAGTATTTAATTTATTTATAGCACTAGTTAATGGTGGTACTAATGTGTTTAATTTTGATATCATTTGATTGGGTACGTCTTGCAACGGTTTAATTGCTGCAACAGCATTTGCAATTAATTCGTTTTGTAATTGAGTAGCTAAGTTGGCTATGAAAACTGGAGCAGTTATTGGATTTGAAAGCTGTGCTACAGATAATGCAGTTTTTATAGCTAAACCAGTTTTTATCAAAGTATCTATAGAATTAATTATCGATTGAATTCTTGGTATAGTTTCTTGTATTTTTTGTATACCTTCCTGTACAGATTCTAAATCATTTTTTATTTTTTGTACACGTGGATCATCACAATTTATTCCTTTCGGAAGTTTAGTCGATTCTTGTATAACTGTTTTTGTTTTGTCTAATGTTTGATCTGTTAACTTGTTAAATTCTTGTTGAACTCTATCTACTCCTAGAGCAGGTAATTTAGTTAATTGATCTAATGGTGGTGTTATTGCCATATTAATATGTATTTTTATTTATAAAATATTTTGAACTTAATAATTCTTGTAATTGACGTTGAGCTTCTTCAACATATGAAAGATTTATAAATCTTCCTGATGCTGATCCACATTGAACTACAGTTGTTAATTGAGTTAAAATGTTTTGTAATATACCCAATAAAACTTCTCCATGCACCATGCTTTGTGCTGCTTCATCACTACCAATTAAAATTTGTCCTGGTGTATTTAATATAATTGCTTCATCGGCATCAATAACAGCAGCTTCTGTTTTTGCTCGTATTATAGCTCTGTCAGCAACGCCAACAAATTGAGAACCTTGAAATTTTCCAAACTTAGTTAATGTTTTCGAAAGTTTTAAAGTATTTAATTTTTGAGTACTAGTTAAATATAAAGAAGATTTATCTGTGTTTATGTTTTCTGTTACAAATTGTTTGTTTTCTTTATATTCCCGACCATTTGAAAGAATGAGTATTGGATCTCCATTATTACCTCCACCCCAATTGCCGGCTAATGAATAATCATCTTTAAAATCTATAGTACTGCTAAATCGTATACTGTTTCCAAATCTTCCTTCTAACATTAAATCGCCACGATATGGCTGAAGTGGAGATACTTTATAATTTTCTTCTTCAAATTTTTCGTCTAATTCAATATCTTCTGTAACAGTTGGTAATATATTGCTATTAATATTAGAACTAGGAGCCATTGGTGCCATATAATACCATTGCGTATAATATTCATCGACATTAGACTCATGATTAAATGATTGAAATATTAAAACAGATTCTCCTGGTATTGGTATTTGTTTTATGTTAGCATTGTAAGGTTTTACATTTTCTATAAACTTTAATCGACCGTTAAGACTATATTGTACGTCGATAGCAAAAAGCATATCTGAACTAGCTATAGTAGTTTCTTCTGTGTCATTGGTTTGTTCATTGATAATACGTTTACCAGATGGGTACGTTATGTTTTCATTGCGTTTATAAGTATCACCCGCACTTGTTTTTTTCTTAACTTCAGCAACATGAACTACAGTATCAAATAATCCATCATGATTCGGCATCCGTATTATCCCTTAATTTAATTTTAGCGTCATCAATCTTTTTCTTAATTTCTTGATCTTCTTGTTCAATTTTTTCTATTTCATCTTCTAATTCATGAGATAATGTAGTCTGAGCAATTTGAATCAATTGTTGTTTTTCATCATCTGATAATAAAGAATCTGCACCCGTTATAGTTTGTGTAGTAGATATATAACGTTGAACAATAGCCGTTAGTTTAACTAAATGATCATCATTTTTAACTGCTACATCTAAATATTCTTTAATAAGTGGAACTATGATAGTAGCGTCTGACGCATTTCGTATTAATGGCTGAAGCTGCGATATAAGTTGATTTATTTGTCTATCTTTCTTTTTGGAGTTATGATAGACATCATGCATAAGGTCCGCAAAACTGGTACCTTTGAATATTTCATCATTTCTATCCATACTTGTCCTTTAATAATAAATATTAAAAAGGCAAATTCATGAATTCATTATTAGCATATTCTTGAAATTTACTTTCGTAAAGATTTTTTAATGTTTTGACAACGCGCGTTACATTGGTAGTAGGAAGACCCGTACGTTCTCTAACTAAAATATAAAGAGCTTTTTTATTATATTCTTCAATATTAACACGTTGTTCGAATAAATGCAAAACAGAATCAGCTACATGTATATCGGTTGAATTTGTAAAAATATAATTTAAATTATCATAACAATATTCAACAAATTCATCCATAAAATATTTAACAACTTCACGCATATCATCATTATGCATTTCAGTTGGAATATTTCGCTGTTCGTCTAAATCAATTGGCTCTCTGTCTTGTTTTAGTTTAACATATGCTTTTTGATTCTCTGCAATTAAATAATTAAATGATGTTCTTGTATAATATGAATATGACTTTCCCGAGTCAGGTTTAAATTTATCTAATCGAGCTGTTAAATACGTAACTAAATCAGTTTGTAAATCTTGAAACGAACATTTATTCAAAATATATGTTGGTTTCATTTTATTAATTAAATTTTCTGATAATTTTAAAAATGCTGGATATATAAATCTTCTGTATATTTTTTCTCGCTGTGCTACACTGTCTGATTTATTATACGCACATATAGCTATGTCTTGTATGCGTGTGTAATAGTTATTGCTTTTCTTCCTCTTCCTCGGCATTAAATTCTCCCTTTAAATTTTCTATTACTTCGTTTAATAACTCAAATGTAGTTCCTGATTCATCATCTTTTTCAAAGGCTCCTATACGATCAATACGTTTCATTTCATTGTATGAATCTTCAATTCGCCTATACATGTATTGGTTTGTTTCAGCAACTGATTTATAATAGTCCTCACTATCAGCAATAAGACCTGCTAGAATAAAAGCTCGATATGCAAAATACATTGTGCTTATAAAAAATGATATTGATAAAATAATTAATATAATCATGATATGTCTTTAAATATATCCGCTATCGAGGCACCCATATTTGGATTATTTTCTGCTAAATTTTTAATAGCGGTACTTTTAGTTGCTTTACTTTTTTCAGATACTTTGATAGGAGTTCCTGATTTATGATTTCTCCAACGCTCATACTCTATTTGAGCTGCCATATGATCACCATGATGTAAAATAATAGCCATATTGGTTTTTAATTTTGCTTGAGCACTTCTTGCTACAAAATAAGGTTTATTAGAATCGTCATACATTCCATCGTGAATCTTGATAGCTTGATATTCATTCCAAGACATTGGTATTTCATATTTTTGCAGCAACCAAATAGAAAGATCAGGTACCATTGTGAAAGGAATATTTTCGTTGTGTTTATACATTCGACCCATATTCTTTCTATGCCAATCTGAAGTTTCTACTTGATAAACTTCGTTACCATCTCCTGGAAACCCTATTTTGCCTAAGTCATGATGCATTGCTGCAAACATTAATTCTTCTAACGTATAGCCCGAAATATCTGCACCGCTTTTGTCCCATAAAATATACAGGTCATGAGTACATCCCATTACCCGAAGTACATGATCTACATATCCTCCTGCGAATGCATTGTGATAATGTGCTATAGAAGATGCTGGCATCATTGCGATTCGTTCTTCAAAATCATCATACATTTTGTGAATTTGTTTAGCTCTTGTAGGAAACTGTAAATCAATTTCTTCTCGAAACGTTTCCCAATTTTCTTTTATCTGATTTGCTTCTAACATATTATTATAATATTAAATTATTTTCGTAATTCCAATATCTTGCCGTTAACTAGATCATTTGTGCATTTCCAACATGTAACTGCAGTAGCATTAACGTCTACACGTTCGCATATTCGTTCACAGTATTTACATTGTAATTTTTTATAACCTTGGTTTCTCGTAACTTTTATTTTTTTCATGATATGATTTTTGGTTTTCGATGTTTTATTTTAGATGAAGTCAGAGGAGTTGGGGCTTTAACCCGCTCGGCTTGACTCTCCTCCTCTGTAACTTCTGGTATCACCTCAGACAGGGGATCTTTTGTTTCAAATAATCGATTTGCTGCTATTAATAACATAACAGCTAACGGATCAAATACAAATATAAAAAGCAGTATAAACCAATTAACAACACTATCAACTGATTGGTTTACTCGTTGTGCTACATATTTAATAGGCCCTACTTCGGCCGAAACTTCGCTCTCTGTTTGTATTTTGAGCATTTGTTGATCTAAGTTGCTAACAGAATCGGAATAACCAATTTCTAGGCTGTATAATGTGTCTCTTCTAGAAATTGTTTGATTTAGTTGTTTTTCTAATACTCTTCTGGTTGCCGAACTTGTTGTTGTTATAACTTGACCTTCTGCATTAGTATATTGAATAACGTTATTGGAAAGTCCTGATGTTAATTCTGTAATATTTTTATTTAAAGATTCCTTTTCTAAACGTATATCATTGGTAGCGATTTGGTATCTTTGTTTTTTCAACTCTAATACAGATAATTCAGATTCTTGATTCTTAAGTTTATATGCAGTTTCTTGATAAGCTGAAACTAAGAATCCATATATACCTAACGAAGTTATACACATTAATATGAATACAGCCGTTATGAGATAGCTTTTTAAAAGTGTAGATATTGACTTCCATTCACGATGTAAATAAGAAGCCGTTATTAATTTGCTAACTTCCAGTATCGAAGCCATAACAATAACTGCAACAGCTTGAGCTGAAAACAATTTACTTAAACCAAATACACTGTAATATGCAGCAGTCCCGGCTAAACCTAAAGATGCTGACAGTACGATGTATGGGAAAACATGTTTCACTTACTCTCTGTCAATAAAATATCTTGCTGATTCTAATTTCCGAAAGGCTCTTGCTAAATTGTCTATTGCAGACTTTTTATCAATTTTACCTTCTAATAACATTTTACCTGTAGATTGGACGATATTCTTTGCGTCTTCGATATCATCTGTTAATTTTGCTTTGTAACGAAATTGTGCCATTATGACCTTTTTTTAATTATTATTTAATATAAATATGTTAATCTAAAATTAATGGTGTTTGACAACACTCTACGTTGATATTCTGCAAAGCCAATTCTTTTGCCTTAGCTTCAACCACAATATCTAAACTATCTACACCATACGTATTCGGAGTAGTCAAAATATAATCAGCATGGGCTTGCTCTTTAATCTTGCTAAACTCTTTGTATGCCTTAGCAAACGTCGGCCAAGAGGGCAAGTCCTCCCAAGCAATATTATGCTTTTCGCAAATGCCTTCGATAAGACTTTGCTGCTCGCGTCTGCGAGACTCGCTGTAATGAGTGCATTGAGTAATGCCGTGCTTCTGCCAAGTCTCACGAGCCATAAAGAATGCTTCTTCTTCGGATAAG